AACGCGACCAGTCGTCCTGTGCGCCTTCGCGCACTGGCGTGGTCAGCACCTCGCGCATGGCGGGTTTGTCCGGATGGCTGAAATCGGGCTGCAGGGAGATGCCGGGCGCGGGCGGCATGTCGGCAACCGCCTCGATGAACTCGCCCAGATCACGTTCCAGCGTCGGGTTCAGCGCCACGATGCGGACCTGCGTTTTCAACCCGTTCTTGTAATAAACCGAGCCCGCCACACGGATCGGCTGGTGGGCCGAGCGGAAATGCATGTCGCCACCGGCCTTGGCAGCAACGTCGCCCCGCAGGCGGCACACCCGCCGGATGTCATCGCCTTCTGCGGGCTCGCTGAGCTTCCACCACACATGACACTTGCGCTGACCCTCGGGCGTGACGCCGCCGCTTTCCACGACCATGGTGGGCTGGCCGAGGTGCCGCTCCAGATGGGCACGTTTCGTGGCGATGTCGCCGCTGTCGATGTCCACAACCACGGCCTGCATCTGCAGGATCTCTGCGGCTTTGGCCTGCCCAGCGGCTGCGACCGTACCAGGGATGACATAGACGGCCGCCCCGTCACGCGAGGCCCATGCGGCGAAGGTCGCCATCTTGTACGCTGTCTCGGCATTCGCCTCGATCCAGATGTTATGCGGGCGACCGTCGATGCCCTGCCCCTTGTCGATGAAACTGCGGACCGGGATCAGCCCGTCGCAATAGCCGAAGACGACCTGCATGAACTGGGCGATCTGGGCGGGATCGGGCTCGTCACCGAACGGATCGGCCTGCGGCGCGGCATCGTTGAAATCGCGCCATGGGTTGAAATGGACAATGTTCTCGGTGGGCGTTTTCAGCGGACTGTCGTCGCCCAAGGCCGTGTTCTGGTCGGGATCAGATCGGTCAATGGGGTCGTCGGTCACGCGGCCAACCCCCAACACCGCTCAGCGTGCGAGCAGAAGCGGCATTCGAAGAAGTCGCGGCTGGCGGCGATGCGCGGCAACAGATCGCCTGCATCGGTGGCCTGAAGGATTCGCACCGCGCGGTCGGACATGCGCTGTGCGAGGGCTGCATCGAAGGGCACCAACTCGTGGTGCAACTCGGCCGTGTCCTTGTTGATCGCGGTGAACAGCGCCGGTGCGGCCGAAATCCCCGGCACAGAAGGTTCCATGTAGGCCTGGTAGATCGCGATCTGAGCAGCATAGACGGGCTTTGAGACCGTGACCCCGTCCTTGACGCAGGCGCGCCAGTTCTTGGCGTTCATGGTCTTGCATTCCCAGAGCGCGGGGAAGCGCAGACCGAGTGCTGCCGGGGCGTCGGCGATGATCCCGTCGACATGGCCACGGATGCGGCCACCGGCGACGGAAAAGCCGAACTGCTCGCCATCGGGGCGATTGCCCTTGCGGGTGTAGAGGTCGATACCGGCCGCACGCAGCCAGCGGATCGCCAGATCCTCGAGCTGATGCCCGATCTCGAAGATCCGCAGCGTCTGGCCGCCGAAATCCGCGCCCTCGTCCTTTGACGCGCCCGAGAATTCGAACTGCAAGGCGCGCTCGCAGGCATGCCCCAGCCGGGACGCGCCGAGATATGTCCGGGGCGGCGTCGCCTCTCGTTCGGCGATGAGTGCTGCGTCGACCAATGTGTTGATCCGGTCGGCGATGGAGGGCCGCGGGTTGAAATCCAGTGTCAAAATGGCACCTCCGATGATGTGGCGATGCGCGACATCTCGGCCCCGTAACCTTCCAGCACCTCCTCGATCAGCGCAGTGACGTCGGCGGTGGTGAGATCGCGGAGCCGCTTGTCCCAGCCGATCTGGTCCATGGTCTGGCCCAGCCGCTTCATCACCAGCGCGATGGCGAGGCGTTCTTCCTCAGTCGTTCCCTGCATGGTCAGTCCTTTGCGATGGCGGGCCGCAAACCATGCCTGGCAAGGCATCGAGCAGAACCAGCGATGTTTGCGGGGGCGTGTATTGGTCGGGTTGAAAAAGCCGAAGCCTTTGGCGGGGCGCAGGCAGACGGCGCAGGGTTGAATGCGCGGATGCCAGTGGCGCGCGGGTTCCGCAGCCGGTTCGGGTGGCGATACGATGTGCGCACCAAAGTTCACGCTGCCCTCCCGATGTCCGGGCTGGCGCGGCCGACGAGTTGGCGGATTTCGCGCTTGTTGAAGCCGAAGGTCATCAGCGCCGAGGCGCGATAACGGGTCAGGCCGTAATCCTGGCGGAACGCGGGCGGAAGGTATTGCAGCTGCTTTTCGGTTGCGGCCTGCTTGAGCCAGCCCTTCGATTTGAAGGCGCTTTCGTCGGTCTCGTATTCGTTCAGCCAGTCATCGGCCTGTGCGAGGCAGACCGTCCGCTCACCCACGCCCAGCAATCTAGGCGCACGACCCTTTGATCCACCGACGGCGTGCCACCGGCCGTCCAGAAAGAAGATCCCGCCCCAGGCATTGAAGCCGTTGGCCATCAGGGCGGCATCATCGCCGAACAGATCGACCCAAGCGAAGCTTGACCGCTTCAAAAGGTCGATCTCCGACATGATGAAACCCGACAGCGGGGTGGCATCATCGCCTTCGCCGGTCTCCGGGACCTCACGCGGGAAAGCTTCGCCGCACAGCGGGCATTCTGTGGCCGCGAGCGGGATTTCCGCTTCGCAGGCCGGGCAGGTTTTGGTCGGGGCCTCACCGGTCTCGGTCTTGCCGTCCAGATCGACATCCTGTTCCAGCGTGCCGTGGATCAGGCTCGACGTCCCGAAATCCAGCACGATGCAGTCGGTCTTGACGATGCAGGGGTGTTCCTCGGGATCCACCGTACGCAGGCCCCGCCCAACCATCTGGATCATGGTCGATTTGTAGGAACTGGGGCGCAGCAGCACGACGCAGGATGTGGGCGGATGATCCCAGCCTTCGGTCAGCACCGCGACATTCACGATGACGCGGATTTCGTCCGAAGCGTATGCGGCAAGAATCCGACGGCGCGTGCCGGCATCGAGATCGCCATGAATAACTGCCTCTGAGATACCCGCGCCGTTGAAAGCAGCCGCCACGTTTTCTGCATGGGCGACGGTGGAACAGAACACGACAGTGGGTCGCTCGCTCGCTTTCTCCTGCCAGTGCCGGACCACCTCGTCGGTGACCGGCGCGCGGTTCATGATCTGCGCGACTTCGGTCATGTCGTAGTCGGCGGCGGTCTTGCGGACGGCGCGCAGCTGTTCCTGGACGCCGACGTCGATGATGAAGGTGCGCGGCGGCACCAGATGGCCCGACGCGATCAGTTCGCCCAACCGGACCTGGTCGCCAACATTGTCGAAGATCTCGCGCAGCCCCTTGCGGTCCCCCCGGTTCGGTGTGGCGGTGACCCCGAAGATCCGGCAGGCCGGGTTGGCGCCCCGAACATGGTCGATGATCCGGCGGTAGCTGTCAGCCACCGCGTGATGCGCCTCGTCGATGACCAGCAGGTCCAGCGTGGGCATTGCGGCAAGATTCGCGGGTCGCGAAAGGGTCGGCACCATGGCAAAGGTCGCCCGACCGGCCCAGCTCTTGGTCTCGGCATCGAACACCGAGCTGGTGATCTCGGGTGCGACCCGGCCGAACTTGGTACGATTCTGTGCCGTCAGCTCGTCGCGATGCGCGAGAATGCATGCCTTGGCATCGCTGCTTTCGAGGGACTTCGCGACGATGGCCGACAGGGCGATGGTCTTGCCGAACCCCGTCGAGGCGATGCTGAGGGTGTTGCCGTGATCGCAGAGCGCAGCGAGACTGCGCTCCACGAAGAGGCTTTGACGGGGGCGAAGGCGCATGGATCAGACCCTCACTGCGCCCACGACGGACGGCCGGGCACGCCCGTCGACGGCTGTGGTGCCGCGGCAGGTTGCTGGACTGCTGCGGCGGGTTGTCCGGCGAAGGACGGCGCCAGCCCCATGTTCTGGGCGTAATCCCGGTGGTCCGGCGTCACCGCGCTGCGGATCTCGTTCTTGTCGTCGCCGCTGGCATCGGTGCCGACGTCGATCCGGGCGAGGAATTCGATCCCGTCGAGGTCCTTGAGCCCGTTGATCCGGCGCGCGGACTGCGCCTGCGGCGACTGGTCCTTGTCGGAAATCCCGCGCGCCGAATTCAGCATGCCGCGCACGAGGCTGCGCCCCATGTTGGCCCAATCCGGGCCCTTGGGGCTG